GCTGGATCCCTTGTGGCTTACGTCTTGGGTATCACGCAAGTTGATCCTATAAAGTATGGTCTCCTGTTCAGCCGCTTTCTTCGCTCTGATGCCACTGACTATCCAGATATTGATTATGACGTCAGCGATGCGTTTGGACTAAAGGAGATTCTAGCGGAGGAGTGGGGAGAGTCAACTGTTGTTCCTATTTCTAATTACAACACTTTGCAGCTGCGCTCTTTGATCAAGGACATCGGTAAGTTTTACGAAGTACCTTTTACTGAAGTTAACAAAGTCACGAATGTGATGGTAAGAGAGGCAACTCCAGGCGCAAAGGCCAAGAATGGAATCAAGGCAGGACTCTATGTTCCGACTTTTGAAGAGGTCATGGAGTTTTCTGATAGCCTGCAAAGCTTCCTTAAGAAATACCCACATATCAAAACCCACGTCGAAGCCTTGTATGGACAAGTAAGGTCTGTTAGCCGTCATGCAGGCGGTGTCGTAATTGGAGAGAATTTAGATAAGCACATGCCCTTGATTAATCGCGGTGGAGTAATTCAGACGCCTTGGGCTGAAGGCCAAAACGTAAGGCATTTAGAGCCTTTAGGTTTCATTAAGTTTGATCTTTTGGGTCTATCAACGCTGGAGATGATCGAATCTGCGATCGGTCATATTCTCAAGAGGTACGAGGGCGTGGAAGATCCGACCTTTGAAGATATCAGCGAGTATTATAATAAGGTTCTCCACCCGGATGTCTTAGACTTAAACGACAAAGAAGTTTATGATAATATCTTCGGTGAAGGAAAGTTTGTTGGCGTCTTTCAGTTCACTAATGACGGAGCGCAAAGGTTCTGCAAGAGCGCAAAACCTAAAGATATTATTGACATTTCTGCAATTACATCTATTTATAGGCCAGGGCCTCTAAGCGCCAACGTTGATAAGCTTTATGCCAAGGCAAAGAACAATCCAGATGATATTCGTTATGTAAATGATATTGTAAAGGGAGTGACAGAAGAGACGGCAGGCTTTCTAATCTTTCAAGAGCAAATTGCATTGTTGGCGCACAAGTTGGGCGACAACATCTCCCTAGAAGAGGGTAATAAGCTAAGGAAGCTTTTAACTAAAAAAGGTACGGGAAAAGGACATGAACAAAAAGATGAGATTAAGGACAAGTTTATTCGAGGTTGCGTACAAAACTCCATCGATAGAGCCACAGCTAGCCAAATTTGGCAGAATTTTGAATATTTCTCTGGATATGGGTTTAATAAGTCTCATGCTGTTTCTTATTCTATCCTATCATACCAGTGTGCTTGGCTTCTAAATTACTATCCTGAGTGCTGGACAGCGGCATTTTTAGATAAAGAACCTGAATCAAGAAAAGAGTCAGCAATTAGTTTAGCTAAAAAGTATGGATTTAGTATTGCTGCTTTGGATATCAACACTTCTGGTAAGCAATGGGAAATTAGCGAAGATGGTAAGACTCTAATTCAACCTTTAAGTTCGATTAAGGGATTGGGCGACAAAGCTATTGAGCAAATAGTAGCACATCGTCCATATGAGAAAATAGAAGATCTTCTTTTCAACGCGGATATAACTTATTCAAAGCTGAATAAGAAAGCTTTGAACGTGTTGTGTCTTAGCGGAGCCTTAGATGGCCTCATAGATGATCGCTTCTCGGGCTTAAAACATTTTTGGGCATCAGTCGTCGACGATAGGCCAAAGAACAATAAGAAGTTTAAGGAGCATGTTGAGATCTATGAATCGATGGGAGATTTCACAAAAGCTGAAAGAATTACGCACATTAGTTCTTTAACTGGTATATTCCCTTTTGAACTAGTGATGGATGATGAAATTGTTGAAAGCTTGGATAGACATCTAGTTCCTCCTCTAGGTAGTTGGGATCCTAAATTGGGTGTTGCATGGTTTGTTCCGCGTGAAATAGTGCGTAAAAAAACCAAAAACGGCAAGCCTTATTGGATACTTAATGTCATTGACACGACGTCCGAGATTACAAAAATTAGATGCTGGGGTGTTAGAGATTCTGATCAGATTCAGCTTAATCGTCCCTACATGGCAAAATTAGATTATAATGAAACTTGGGGCTTTTCTACTCGATCAATGCACCACAATTTTAAATTATTGGGATAATTTGTCACTTTAAATCTATTTAAGTTAGCAGATTCATTTGCAAAAGGAGAATATTATGCCCGGTCCAAAGAAACGTAGAGATAGAAGACATGAAGCTGAGCAGGCAGCCAAGCGCAAAGCCGAAGAGGCAAGCAAGAAGGCCGCCCCTGCGCCTAAGCCCGCACCGGCAAAGCCTGCACCTGCACCTGAGCCCCAGCCGGCCCCAGAGCCCCCCGCCGAGCCTGCTGCAGCTGCACCCGCTAAAAAGTCGCGTAGAAAAAGAAGTCTTTTTAACAAAAAAGAAGAATAGTTCTTGACTTTTAAGTTTTCGATAGTATAATAATAGAAGAATGGGAAGCTTAAAAAGAAAAATGGCACGAAAGAAAAAGAAGCGTGCGGAAAAAGAACTAGAAAGTAAGATAGGACTTTTTAATAAACTAGGTGACGAATGTTTGGTATGTCAAAAAGCCTTTGATAAAACCTCAAAGGAGCAAGTCCAAACTTGGAATGTGGTTGTTCGTCGCGACAAGGGACAGGTGCGCCTATATTGTCCAGAGTGCTGGAAAAAAGCACAAGATTTCATAAAGCAAATGGAAAAAAATGAAGAAAGTAATAGCCCTTAGTGGCGGATTCGATCCTCCGAACGCTGGTCATACAGCAATGATATTGGATGCTGCAAAGATTGCAGATGTGATAATCATCTTAAACAGCAATGAATGGTGCGGCAGGAGAAGATGGAACGATAAGCATTTCGTCGATTGGGAACTGAGAAAAAACATACTCATGGAAATACCCGGAGTAGTTGATGTTATACCAGTCGACGACACAGACGATACAGTTTGTTCAGCTCTAAGAGAACTTAAGCCAGATTTCTTTGGAAATGGGGGCAATAGATCAGTAGAGAATACACCAGAAGTCGACTTGTGCAGGGAATTGAATATAGGCACAGTTTGGTTTCTGGGTAATACGGTCAGCGATGAGGCTGAGCAAACCATATCAGATGCAATTAAAAAAGCAAAAGGGAATTTATAAATGATAATTGAGTATAAGAAAAAGAGAGCTTTGGCTGACGCGCCGACTAGATCAAACCCAAGTGATGCTGGCTTAGATGTATATTATTGCCCTAAAGATGCGATGGTTTCATCTTGCTCAATCAAGCCTGGAGAGAATATGTTATTACCAACAGGTTTAAGCTTTGGCGTACCGCATGGGTATATGCTACAAGTATGCAATCGATCTAGCATGGGGGCAAAGCGCTCTCTTGTTGTGGGTGCGCACATAGTTGACAGTGGATACGATGGAGAGGTGTTTATCGATCTTCACAACATCGGCTCTGAGACTCAATATATCGAACGCGGAGCGAAGATTGCTCAACTAGTGATGGTTCCGGTGGTTCATTTTCGCGCCCAAGAAGTAACAGAAACCAGCCTTTATCGCGATGATATATCAATGTCAAACCGCGGCGACGGAGCATTGGGTAGCACAGATGTAAGAAGAGTTCACCCCTTAAATGGCCAGCACGGTGGCGGGTTTT